GCAGAGAATTTCCTAAGATTCCTGGATACTTTGCAGTCCAAGTACCAGCAGCTGAAGCTGAACCAGAAATATAATTTTGTTGATAATCAGTTTCATTCTTAATAATTAAAGTATTTGCAGTTGATGATGTGATAGAGAAATTTGTAGTAAATCCTGTAGCACCTGTAATACCAACTGTTGGAGCAGAAGTATATCCTGATCCTGCATTTGTCAGAGTTACTGCAGAAACAATTACTCCTGTTGCACCATAAGATAGAGTTGCAGTACCAGCACCACCAGAACCTGCTCCAGTAGCACCTGTAAATGATAATGCAAAAGTTCCTGGTGCCATATTATTTGACACACCAGCATTTGCAATAGTCAATCCGGAAATACCAGAAGCGCCATTTGTTGCATTTCTAGCATCAGTACCAACATTTCTAACAACTCTTAGAGCATTAGAATATTGTAAGAAATTTGCTGCAGAAAAGAAAGTATCTGCAACAGTGTTATTTGGTTTAAAGAAAGTATCTATTAATTCAATTTCTGAAGAAATTGTTCTTATTTCTAAAACTGGGCCCCATTGGAAAGCGCCAGCAATTGCTCCAATTGAAGTTGCAACTGCAGGAACCGTAGTTGTTAAATCAATTTCAGAAACATTTACGCCTGGACTAAGCTGAAAAGCCATTATTTTTCTCCTTGTTGAGAGGTTTTTATTCTTTCGAATATATATTTCTAGTTATATTTATAAAAAAAGGGTTTTCTAAATTAACCAAGAATTATCTGCAGTTTCTTCTTCAGATCCAGTAGTAATTCCAGCAAAAGAATAGATTTCTTCTACCATTTCTTCCTGTGAATCGAAAAACGATTTGCGCAAATCAGAATTTGTTATTTCTTTAAAGAAAGATTGGTTTGTCGCCCAAGAAAACAACACTAAAGACATAACAAGATCATCATGTTTTCCTGCTTCTCCACCCCAAGAACCATGTTTATTAATAAATGAATATAATTCATTAACAATATCTTCTGTATAATTAATTAACTTATCTTCTTCAACAAGCGTTTTTAGAATAGAAGTACCCAATCTTTTCACTTGTGAAGTCATTTCAACACCGATTTTATTTGATTTTGAAAATGATGATCGTAATTCTTGTCCAGATTTTCCTGGAATAGTTGTGAATATATTTTCATATTCTAAATCCCAATAACAGGATTCTGCAACTGTTTGTCCTACTGTATTTCTTTCTATTAACAAAAATGACATATTATATTTCTTTGCCAAATCAACAATGATATTCGGTAGAAGTATTGGTCTAGTTGTATTATCTTTAAATCTTGCAACTATTTTATATGGAATTTGTGTTGTATCGATAACAATTGCAACTGAATAATCATTTTCGACTCCTCTAGAAGAATCTACTGAAATTACATAATTATGATTTTGAATAGGTTCTTCCAAAATAATTAAAGAATCAGAATCTAATTTTGGTTTTTCCCAAGTTAGAGATTGCAATTTATATCCAGAAATTAGAGTATTCGAAGATCCAAGAAATTCATTTCCGAATTCTTGTCTAAATCCATGTTCTCCGAGTTGCGCAATTTGTAGATTCTTCCAAGATTCGTCTCTTCCTGGAACTTGATCCCAAGTTATCTCTGTCGGTACATAATCATTATTTCCATCTATAGCATCTTTCCACAATTTATGGAAAAGATTCAACCCATTTGGTGTAGATGAAATAATAACTTTTGTTGTTTCGCCAGATGAAATTGTTGGAATAACTGATCTAAAGAATTCTTCCGCATTATCTACGAAAGCAAATTCATCTAGATAAAGTAACGAAACTGAAAAACCACGAATTGCGGATGATGAAGTTGCAGATGCAATTATTCTAGAAGAATTACCCAATTCTACAGAACCTTTATTTAGAATTTTAACACCAGGTTGTAAGAAGAATGGTATTCGTTCGAAAGAAGCAACTATTCTTGCTAGAATTTCTCTTGCTACTGCAGCTTTATTTGCTAGAATTGCAACATTCTTATCAGGATTAAAGAATATATACCAAAGAATGAATGATGCAGTAGTGATTGTATTGTGTGAAAGAATATTATTTGTATAATATCTATGATTTTCTGAATTAACAGTAATATCATACATGTTTTCACTAACATCAGTGTTAATAATTTTAGTAACTAAACTTATTCCATTTTTTGTTTGGATATAAGAAATATTTGGAATTAAATTTTTAACAAAAACTTCATTAAAATTTTCATCAAAAACAATATGGTCATCTGCGCATTCTAGAAACAATCCAGATTCTGTTTCTAAATACCAGACATCATATTCTATTGTTTTCTGAATTTGGGAAATTTCTTCAAAACCAGTATCGGTTTCAATTTCCCAATCAGAAATATCAATAGTTTCAATAAATTTTCGTTCTACTGTGTCAGATAATTTAAGCATTCGTTTATTATTTTTTCTGGATTTTCTTTATATTGATACTCTTTTACATGCATAACTTCATAACCATTATCATATATCAGCCTATCTCTTTGTTGTTCCCGTTCGTTCGAATATTCTTTACCGTGCCAATAATCACCATCAAATTCAATAATTTTTTTGTTCTTTATGTCAATAAAATCTGGTTGAATAGTTTTATTAAGAAATACTAAACGAAATTCATGATTAACACCACTAGAATCTTTTTGTTTATCTTTATCTAGTTCTGCGAAATAAATGTTAGATATATCATTCAATTTATTGCTTATAGGCCAAAATAATTGTTGTGAAATTTTAGAAAAATTATTTTTCTTATAAGATTTTAACCACTTTTCTTGTCTTATATTCCAACGTTCAATTCCTTTTTCTTTACCATACTTTTCAATACAAATATCTTTATTAAAGGTTGTTTGACGTTTTTTAAGAAGATTTTTTGCTTCTTCTTCTGTATAACCACGTTTAATATAATATTCTATAGTTACTGCAAGATTTCCGTTTTCTTTCGATTTTTGTTGTGCGTTAGAAGCCATTTCAGAAATAATTTTAGTTACTTCTTCGTCAGATTTTTTTTGATATTTAACAAAATTTTTTGAGAATGGAGATAATTTTCCATTATGTTTATATCCAGGATTCCTTTCCCCAGAAATATTATTGGATAGTTTTTTAAGATAATCGTCGCCATATACCTTAACTTCAGGAAATTTATTCTTATACTCAGATAAATTTGTATTATGTGTGGTCAGATGACTTTGTATTCCTCCACCAATTAAAACTTTTTCGCAAATTTGACATATAACTTGATTTGATTTTGGAATATTTTGTTTTATTCGTTCGTTTTTATTTCTTTCAAATAACTTATCTCGACATGCATGTGTGCAGAATTTCTTATTAGCATGACCTTCAAATTCTATATTACACTCCAGACAGTTCTTTCTTACAGTTTTCATAAAATTCTCCAATAGTCATTTCCATGATTTCGCCTGTTTTTTTATTTCTCAAGCGTATATTGGTATTTATACTCAAACATTTGCCACTCTGTCTACTTGAAAGTACAATATTCTTTTTATTTTTATGGTATTTTTCTATTAGATCTTGTTGATAACCACGTGTTTTGAATTTCACGAATCCTTTATCAAGAGAATTAATCTCTACATAATTTTCTATAAAGTATATTGGATCCTGTGAACATTTAACATACTCTTGAATCTGTTCTGTGGTGTATTCTTCCGATAATCCAGATCTTTTTATTTGTGGATTTAGATAATAATTCTTATCACCTGTATTAAACATCTTCTTTTTGTTCTTTCAAGAACTTCTGCAATTCTGCAGTTGAACCGACGAAAAGATTATTCTGTGTATTATTCTGAATTTCTGGTTTAGCTTTTGTTTCTTTATTCTTGATTTCTACTAGTGTTTTTGCAACTTCTGAAGTCGTCTTAATAAGATTGGCAACAACTTCATATGCACGTGGTGATTCAGATGCTTTTGCAAATTCAATCAGATTATCTAAAGCATCTTGTGATTTTTCCATTAGATCACGATGTATCTTTTTTGCTGCTTCAACATCTTCATCAATATCTTCTCGTACTGGTGGGACATTTTTAATGATATCTGATTGATTTGGTGTAGACTCTATATCGAAGATTTCATTCAATTTATCATCGATCATTTTATTCGGCTCCAAGGAACGGGTTTGGTTATTAATGGCGGATTCTTCAAATTTTCAATCTGAGACACCAAACTTAAATCATAATTATCAACAGTTTCTTGTGTTAATTTGGAAATAGTCCAGTTAATTATATCATCTTTTGTTAAAGTTTCATAATCTTTAAAAGAATCTTGGTCAGGATCTGATAGAGATAATAAACCATAACAATCTATAAAATACTCTCCATCTTTTGCTCCTCTTCGCCATTCATAGGAAACCAATACATCTTCTAGTTCACCCAAACTTGGTTTGACTTTGAAGTTGCTGAATTGCCACGTAAAATTAATTGCCATATATTACCCTTTTCTTTTAATTTATTTATCTCTTCTAATAACTGTTTATTTTGTTCAGAAAGTTCTTTGATCCATCTAGTCGATCCTTGAATCAAAGGGGTTGAAGATCCAATCGTATGTGATAGCCATCAATTTCCTGCTTTCAGAAGGTCAATCTCTGCCTTCAGTTCTTGAATTGCTTTGACCAATACGGGGATCAGCTTGGCATCCGCCATGCCGTAGAATTCTTCAACAGATCCATCGTCTCGTTTTAGCTCGTTACGCTTGATGACTGAATCC